TCAGACCATCTTACCCTTGGTCTTGCCCTTGCGAGCAGCGCCATCAGCGCGGCTTGAAGCGGAGCCGCCCTTAGAATAGGCCATACCGCCCATATTCATGCCCTTCTTCATGCCGCGCATCTCAGCCATCTCGTGCTTGAGCATCGACTTCGGAGCGCCCTTCTTCTTCATGAACGACACTTCCTTCTTCATCATCGCCTTGGACTCTTTCATTTCAATTTACTCCTGAATTTATGGCCTTTATCGGCCTTGGTAAATTCCTTCGCCACTTTAGCCGGAACCCCGACTTTTTTAGCAAAGGCTGGATTATGGGCGGCTGCCCGCATCAGATTGGCCTGCGCTTTGGACTTGCTCGGCATGTCAGCACTTCCACGCACGAAGCGACTTGTTGATCCGGCTATCAGGGTCGTTAGCCGTCTTGGCGCTCGTGAGCTTGCGCTTCATCCCAGACATCCGGGCACAGAACGATTTCTTACGAGAGCCGCCTTCAGGCTGAGGACGTTTAAGACCCGGCTTACCGGGGTTGGCTGCGTTATACGAAGCCCTGCCCTTGGCGTTGAGTCCGCCAGCCGGATTTTTCCCTTCCTTGCGCTGCCAAGCAGGGGACTTAGCCATAAACAACCAATGTCGAAACTACGGCTGATGGGACGATGTAGATACTTGTCTGGAAGAGCAAGCCTTCGCCCGGCAGCAGGGTGTAATCCGCTGAAGTAGAACTTGCTTTGGTGTTCAACACAATCTTGGCAGGACCGCTTGCACCGCCGTCACGAAACGTCACCGTACCCGCGCCCGTATCAGGGACGATATAAATTGCTTTTACACGAGCACGGCCAATAACAAGGCTGTTTTGATCTAACAAGTCACCCGCAGTCGTAGCAACTTTACTAGCAAGGACATCTGTTTGCATACCCATTCTGAGTCTCCTGTAATGGATGAAGGGGGCTTACGCCCCCCACGAAGTCTTACGGGACCAGACTGGCGTGCAAGCCGATGTAAAGCGTAGTGCTACCGACGAGAACCGGGATGCGCCCGGTCTGAACCGACACCGTGCCCGACACCGAACCCGTGGTCAGCTTGGTGCTGCCAATGGTAAGCATGGTGCAAAGCAGGTTGGTAATGACAGCCGAGTCAGAGGCGACATCGCCAGAGAAACCATTCTGTGAAACAACCGGGCCAGAAAAAGTAGTAGTAGCCATTAAAATACTCCTTACATGCAAGTAGCGTAGCAGTCTGCATGTCGTCAGCCGGGTCTGTCTGCTACGCTAAAATTACCCCGGAACGTACACTGTATACGCCGTATCCAAAGGGGTGTCAACAACCTGATTTGACTTGGCAAGGTTCTCCTCGCGGGTGATGACACGCAGGTTCCAAGGGACGTGGAGACCACATACAAATTCAGAGCGGAGGGGGACAATATGGTCCACAACGTACTGCTCCCCGGTGGTCTTGGTCATCGTCATGGCGATCTGGTAAAGCTGCCGGATCTCGCTCTTCTGCCTACGAGTAAGCCACTTGGGGGTCGCTATGCGGTGTTTGCGGCGTCTAGCTTTGGTGTCAGCACGGACCCAGAGTTGATTACGGTCTTTCCACGCCTTCTGGTACCTCCTTTTTTCCGATAAAGGCCGGGCCTGCGACCGAGCAATTATCGCATCACGGTTCTTCTCGTAGTACTTCCGCTTGGTTTCTTTGGCTATTTTGGACTGGTTGTACTGTCGAAAGTACTCCGCACGGGCTACGTTCCTTTTCTCCCAGTCAACCCTTAGACATTCGGTGCAGGCCCCCTTCGTCTTACGGGGGGCAACATGGCCGTGCTTGCACGGCTCACCAGTGAAGTAGTACTTGGCATCAGTAGCCTTAGCTGCAGCACGGGACTTGGGCAAGGTTGAAGTATCCATCAGCCACCTGTGAGTTACGATACAGGTAATGGTACTTAGCCTAAACCAATAGTGCAAGACAAAAAGAAGGGGCCTTTCGGCCCCCTCCTAATCAGCGTAAGTTACTGATTTATCAGGACGAACCGGGCGAACCGAACATGCCAAGCGGGTCACTCCAGCCGAAGCTGTAGCGCTCGCGGGACTTGTAACGGACGTTCCCCGTGTCGAAATCTCCATCCATGGAATTTGCCAGCGGAGTTCGGATGAAGTGCTTCATGCCGTTCGGAACGTCGGTCGTGAGGAACCAAGCGTTCGTATCGGTCAAGTAGTGATTCACCGTGTACCCCTCCGGAATCGACCCCATCGCCTTGAGCGCGTTGATGTCGTTGTCCGCAGTTGACACACGAAGCTCCGTGTCGAGGAGACGCTTCGCAGTAAACATCAACGGCGGGGGCACGATGAGTTTGCGAGGCTTCGCCGCGATTAGCAGCCCACGCTCGTCGGTCCAACCAGCGATCTGAATGACGGCGGCCTCAAGCGAAGTTTCGTTGAGATCCGACGCAGTCAGACGGTTGCTGTTGGTACCGCCCGAGACAAGCGGGTGACTTGCACTGAACAGAGCCACACCGTCGCCACCAACGTAGCTGGACGAGAAGCCGTTGTTCAGGGTAGCAGCCGACTTGACCTGCTTCGTGTACGCCATAGCACGAGCAAGAGCCTTTGTATAGCGCTTGCTGAGCGAGTCGTACAGGTTGTCTTCAACCGCTTCTTCCGTGATGGAGAAGCCGAGAGCAACGGTTTCGTGACTGTAACGAGCTGTCCAAGCTTCCTGCGCGTTATCGTACGCAATGGCGGCACCCTCGGACTTGACCGGGGCAGCGGAGAATCCGCTCAGCTTCGTCTCTTCTTCAAATGAACGCTCGGAGGTCTCAGTGTCGTAGATCTCCTTGTGCTCTTCACCATAGTTTTTGTACTCAAGACCAAACAGGGCATTCAAACCCGGAAGGAGTTCCTTGAGAAGTTGTGCGCGTGAAATAGCCATTTCTTAGAACTCCTATTAAATACCCAGCGGCGTGTTGTAAGCGTGACCGCCCACAATCAACGAGACGCTGGTCAGGTATGGAGCGTTGAACTTCACGATCACTTCTGGGTAGTAGATAGTTCCGCTCGAAATGAACGAAGTCTCTTCAACCACATCCACGATACGCACTGGCAGCGAACGAGTCACCGCCGCAGAGGAAGTCAACAGCCCTTGCTGCGAATCATTCGTTGTCGTGTTCAGCGTATTGGCAACCAACGCAACGTTAGAACCAATATCGCCGTACACAAAACCGCCTGTAGTCGAAACCACAAGCGAAGCCGATACGCCCACAGCCTTGAACAGGGTGTTCGGATCGTCAGCCACATACGCCGTAACGTACGTACCAGACTTCACCGCCGTACCCGAAATCCAAGCCTGCGAGAAGGTCGGCTGACCCGTCACAGTGGACACAAACGTGCATCCCAAGAACACACCGGCAAAGCCAGCGTCCGGGGGCGTCGTCGTCTCCGTGCAAACTACAACAGTGCCGTCCGACGCAAACTTCAACGGGTCACCGAAGCCAATGCTAGAAGCAGCGGAGTCGATACGACGTTGACGAGTTGCTCCGGCAAACACCTGCCCACCGATCAAATTGATCGGCTTCAAGCCATATGGCTTGTCAACAGTAGGATATGCCATTAATTACTCCAAAAAAGTTATTTGCCTTTACCAAACGACGTTGACGAACGCCTCTCACTAAAGAGGGGCATACGCTCATCGTTCAGCCTCATGAAGCTGTTGTCTACAGACTGGACTTGAGCCTGAGCTTGCTTGGCGTAATGTTCATCACGCTGCCTTATCAGTTCAATCGGAGCCTTGCAGAGCATCAGCCCGCCAATCTCGATGTTGCCTTTAAATCGGCTATTCGGATCGGACTGCATCATCAACCTAGGCTGGTCTTCGGCCTTCTCAGGCTCCCAACCTTCCCGAAATTTTGCGGAAGTATTAGTTGGATCAGCTTGACCCATAATACTGACCCGAATCCAACGAAAGCCCCAACCCTCTCGCGGCTCCGGTTCAGGGAGCGTCTGGGGCGGGGTCCACGTCATCTTACGTTGCGTTGCGTCTCGGTTTTCGAGTTCACGAGCCAATCTGTTCTCAACCATTGCTGTTCTCCAATTTCATGATTTCACGTGCGTACTGTTCATTGCTGATGCCAAGTTTCTTAGCTAGCGCAACTTGAGACGATGTCAGGCGGACCTGACGCGGCGCGGTTCCCCGCGTTACTGGAGCCACTACATTGGCTGGCTTTGTGCGAGAGGGCTTTCCAGCCTCCCTCGTTTGAGTCGTCGTCTCCTCATCGCCCTCGAAGGACTCTGGAAAACGCTTCCTCATGGTCTCGTCAATTCGCCGGTAGTAATCATCGCTACGCGGATCAACACCAGACCGGACCAACTTCTCATGCAGGCCGAGTGCGAGGGCGGTCATTTCCTCGTCATCACCGAACCACGTGTTCCTAACTTTCCAGTTTTCTGCTTTCTGGTCAGCGGGCTGTGGCGGCGTCGTAACCTGTTGTGTAGGTTGTACTCTTTCTGGTTCGTCTTGTAAAGAGGGCTGGAAACGTTCGTAATCCTTAAGGCGGAGCTTGGCGTCCGTCAGGGCTTCCTGCGCGTCGGTAATTTTTTCAGAGTCCCCGGAGTCGTACGCCTGCCTCAGACGGTCCTTGGCAGTACCCAGTTCGTTGGTAGCGGCCTTGGTGACCTCTTGGATGTAAGCCTTTTCGCCCACCCCGAGCCGCTGCTTCAGGCGGCGGTTCTCTTCAAACTGGGTCTGAGCAAAGCGGAGGGCCTCATCCTTTTCACGAGAAACGGCCTCTTTGGCACGACGTTCGTCATGCCAGACCTTCTTCATCTGACCAAGGCGCTTCTTGACCTTATCGGAGTATTCCTCAAGGTCGTCCTTGTCCAGTTCGTCTACGATGTCCTTCGGCAGGGGCTTACGGCCTCGATCCTCGGGGGGTGTATCGTCTTCGAGTTTGATCTCAAACTCAGGTTCTGCTTCTGCCTTATCGGCAGGGATCTCGTCGGGAAATTTAAATTCTTCTTGTTGCATAAAAACAACTCCTTATGCGCGACGGATGCCACGGGGGTCTTCAACCCT